CAGCCACAGATGCCACATCAATTGATACTTATGGCCAGCAGGCACAAATTATCGGCACATCAATTGAAAAAAGCGCAGATGCGACCTCACAGGCAAATTTTTATTTAGGAATTAGAGCCTATCCACAGGACATTTTTCAGAGCATTACTTTTCCTTTAGGCAATCCTGAGATTGATGACTCAGACAGAGATGCATTGCTCAATGTCTTCATGGGCTTACCCGTGGACATTCAGGATTTGCCATCCAACATGGTCAATGGCCGTTTTCAAGGTTTTGTGGAGGGCTGGACATTCCGCGCCTCATACAACAATCTCAATCTGACTCTCAATGTCTCACCAACAGCTTTTAGCTTGCAATCAATGAAGTGGGATGATGTAAGTGCAGCAGAGACATGGAACACAATTACCTCAACTTTGGATTGGAATAGTGCCACAATAGTGGTCTGAGAATAGGAGCAAAATGAGCACAACAACCACAAACTTTGGGTGGACAGTCCCAAGTGATACCGACCTGGTAAAAGATGGCGCAGCCGCTATCCGCACAGCTCTTGGCGGTGTGGACACATCTTTTGTTGACCTTAAAGGTGGTACAACAGGTCAGGTACTGGCAAAGGCATCAGGCACAGACCTCGATTTTTCATGGGTGGCACAAGATGACTCAAACGCCATCCAAAATGCAATTGTTGACGCAAAAGGTGATTTGATTGCTGCAACAGCGGCTGACACACCGGTTCGCCTAGCAGTAGGCACAAACGGCTATGTCCTTACAGCTGATTCAGCTGAGGCAACAGGACTTAAATGGGCGGCGGCTGCATCTGGTGGGATGACTTCAATTGCCTCAGGAACTCTGACGAGCACAACAACCACAATCACACCTGGCTCTTCATACAAAGATTTAATTGTTGTTTTGCGCAATGCTCGACTTACAAGTAATGGTTATATTCAAATCCAATTAAACTCAATCACGTCTTACGATTATGTATTTCAACGCTATTCCACAGGTGGTTATTCAGGCAATGGCGGGCTTGCCAACAGCGCATTTAACATTATTGAATCAGCGCCATCAGCTGCATCCGGAAATGCTTTTTATGTAGAAGTGCCTGACTACAATAACACAACAGCTTACAAATTGATGCGCTGCATGGGAAGTTATACAACGCCAGGTGGCAGCGAGCTTTACATGGTGCAAGGCGCTGCAAAATCAACATCAGCCATCACAACAATCTCAATCGTAACAACTGGAACATGGTCAAGCGGCACATACGAAGTATATGGAGTGAACTAATGAGCGATTACACAGTCACAGAACACAACGCAATCACAAATGAAATTGTGACACGCGAGATGACAGCTGATGAGATTTCTTACATTGACCAACAAAAGCAAATTTTTGAAGATAATCTTGCCAAATTAGCAAGTGACGAAGCTGCAAAAAACGCGGTTCTTGCAAAATTGGGAATTACTCAAGAAGAGCTAAAGGCAGCTTTGGCATGAGCTACCCACAGGGAACAGCGCCACACGCCATCGAAATTGCCAAGGCTGAGATTGGCTATGTAGAGACACCGGACAACATCACCAAATACGGTGAAGCCATGAAGGCTAATGGCCTCCCATGGTGCGGGTCATTCTGCAACTGGGTGCTGAAAGAGGCCGGCGTACGGATTCACTCAGTAGTGAGCACAGTCAAGGGCGCTCAGGTATTTGAGGATTCTGGCCGTTGGTCACAAACGCCAAAGCTAGGTGATTTGGCTTTTATGGATTTTCCAAATGACTCTGTTGACCGCATCAGTCATGTAGGAATTGTTGTAGGCATTAAGGGCAACACAGTGACCACCATTGAGGGCAACACATCCGGCTCAGGCTCTCAGCGCAATGGTGGCATGGTCATGGTTAAAGAGCGCACCATTGGCAAAGAGGTGGTGGGCTTTGGCTCTCCAAAATATGTGCCATATAAAGGTGAGTTTCCAACCGTTGAAGTACACCCAGCGACAGGAAAGAAAGGCAAAAAGTAATGGAGCAATTAAAGTCAGCAGCAGCATCATGGGCTCGCTCATTTATGGCAGCAGCTTTGGCACTTTACATGGCAGGCGAGACCGACCCAAAAACATTGGTGATGGCAGGCGGCGCAGCAGTTGCACCTGTCATTTTGCGTTGGTTAAACCCTAGCGATTTAGCTTTTGGGGTCAAGGGGAAGTGATTCCGAAATGGCTCAGGTTGACAGCACTCTTGATGGGTCTTGGTGTGCTGTCTTCTTGTGGTCAATACCAGGGATGGACACGCTATGACTGTCAACTCTTTGAAAACTGGACAGACCCTGAGTGCAATCCGCCGCAGTGTCAGGTTCAAGGAATCTGCACTAAAGACATTATTGGAGAAGAATTCAGTGGCCAAGACACCACGCCATCAAACACGCCTTAGCAATGAGCAGCTTAAAGCTCGCCTAATTGTCTTCATTGGCGTGAGCCTGTCTATGGTCTTTGCGATTTCTGTCATGGGCATGCTTTATGCTCTTATCTTTGTGACTCAGCCAATTGGCGCACAAGCTCCCAATGACCGGGCATTTATTGATTTGCTCACTACGCTCACAGTATTCCTTACAGGCGCATTGGGCTCAGTCTTAGCCTCAAATGGCCTCAAGGACAAGCCAAAAAACGGGGAAGACACGCCGAAATAGATTTGCCTTTATTGTCATTTACCGACACCCTTAATCCATCAGCCACAAGGCTGGTGTGAATCGGGAGAATTCAAATGACTATTTTGCAAATTATCATTTTCATTGGCTTTTTAATTACCTTATACATTGGGTATCAGACAGGCCGCCAGGATGGCTACAAAGAGGGACAAGCAATCGGTTATCGCCGTGGCATGGCTGTCAACTGGGCTAAGAACAATGCCAATCGTTAAAGCCAAAAGCGGTGTTTATTGCGACACCTGCAAAGACCGCTGGGGCTATGTCAAAGGAGATGATGGGCGCTCAACGCCACATCCCAAAGGCCAGCGCCAAGCTTACTCAACCATAATCAGTGAGACTCACTACGGCAAAGAGCCTGTTGTGCGCTCGCTCTGTTATCCATGCATGGATGAATCATCACGCTGGAATGACGGCACAATCTGGACTCTTGCTGACCAGATTCAATACGCAAAAGACAATCGCAATGGCCAACAACTACGAATCGGGAGCATGACAAATGGCATTTGACTTGAAGAATTACGAGGATGTGCAAAGCCGCGTGAAGCGCTGGCAAGAGGCATTTCCTATGGGCAGAATCGTGACAGAAATTGTTGAATTCTCAGCTGAGAAGGGGCATGTGCTGGTGAAGGCATCATGTTTTAGGGATGATGTAACAGAGCTCGCTGCCGGCGTTGATTACGCATTTGGCAATGTCGCATTTTATCCAACACACATGAAACGATTCTTTATTGAGGATACAACGACCTCAGCTGTGGGAAGAGCAATCAGCCTGGTGCTACCAACAGAGCACAAGCCAACACAGCAGGATATGCAAAAGGTTGAGCGACCAAAGTATGAAACAGCCTCATCAGTTGTGGACAACACGGATTATTGGACAGTAACAGCCACAGATTCTGAGACGGTTGGCACAGCTGTGGAGCAGCTGCAACAGCAAATGGGTGGTGAGGTGCTCAGTGAGTCTCCATTGTGCGCACATGGTCACATGCTAAAGCGTGAATCAAAGGCTGATGCGACAAAAGAATGGTGTGGTTACTTTTGCTCAGAGCGCACTAAGGCAAAACAATGTGACCCAATTTGGATGATTCGCAGTGCCACAACAGGTCAGTGGAGGTTGCCATAATGGGATATGTAGAGATATTTAGACCTGATGGCACAGTCACAAAGCTCACAGGCGGTCAAATCGTGTGGGAAGATAAACATTTCCATTGTGATGCTTGTGGCACAGTGCAACCTGTCTTTGGCTCAGAGATTACAAGCTCAGATGGTCTGGACTTAATTCAACTTTGTTCCGATTGCAAGAAATATGACAAAAAGGCAGCCAAATGATTGTGCAGCTGACAAATGATGAGCAAATTGCAATCACACAGGCAGGCTTACAACGCGCCATCAGATACAAGCCACAATGGGAAGGGCGCACATTCAAGCGCAATTACCAGCATGACAGGGAGCAGCTCAACTTTGCTCACTTTGTGGTTCAGCAATCTGAGGCCATAGCAGCTGAGGTGGCTGTGTCAAAATATTTCAGACAGCCAATTGACCTGGGCAATATCAATTACAAGGAAAAGGCTGATGTAGGCCACAACATTGAAGTCAAATGGACAAAATGGCTTGATGGCTCACTGATACTTACAGAGCTTGACCGTAAAGAGGACATTGCAATCCTGGTCACTGGCAGCATGCCAAAGCTCAAAGTATGTGGATGGATTCCAATTGTCATGGCAAAAAGAAATAAACAGCAGCGCTCAGATGGGTCATGGTGGATTAGCCAACACGACTTACACCCAATGGCTGACTTTCAGAGGAGTATCTATGCCACAAATAATTAAATACCAATGCAGGCCTGAAAAGAAACTTACAAATCAATTCATTGTGGAAAGTGAATGGCAATTGCCTGAGTATGTGGTCTGTCTGCAATGTCAGAGCTGTGGTGTCTTAGGCATAGCTTTACTAGATAAGGAGACCGCTTACAATGCCGAAATATAAAGCCAAATGTGTTTGTGAGAGCTCAATTGAAACTAGCTCATCAGCTGTGTTCTTCTCTTGGCAATATGAACACAATGCTCAGCATGCCTTAGATGTGATTATTGCAAAAGGACACCGATAATGCCGAAATATGATTTCAGATGCGACATGTGCAATGGCATGGTCGAGGTAAATCGCTCTTTCAGTGACCCTAATTGGGACATGCCACCAACCTGTTGCCAGATGCCAATGCGTAGAGATTACACATCAGATAATGCCGGATTTATACCTACACAGGGTATGTACTCAAAGGACAACCAAAAGTGATTACAGTGCTTATGGGCGCACCTGGGGCTGGCAAATCAACATGGGTGGCCAAAAATGCCACAAATGAGCACATTTACAACACTGAAGGTGTGCGCATCAATCGTGATTTAGATGTTGGCGAATACATGAAACATCAACGCTTAAAGGCCATCAAAGCTGTGGAATCTGGCCAATCACTAATTGCTGATGGCACTCACACAATAAGCACACACAGGCGCGTATGGCTCAATCTAGCTGAAAGATTAGGCCTACAAACACGCCTTGTGGTCTTTCAAACACAGCTGCCAATCCTGCTTAATGTGCAATCAATGCGGGAATTTCCAGCACCTCGCAATGTAGTTGTTGACCATGACAGACGATTGCGGCAATCACTAATGCTGATAAAAAAAGAGGGGTGGAATTCAATTGAATACATCAAGCGTTAAAGCGACACAAGCAATTAAGGCTCTGACCAGCACTTTTACAAATGTGTTTGACATGTATTTGACAGAGGGTTTACGCTCTACACGCTCCCAGCGAGCGCCGAAGGCTGGTAGCTCGCGGGGGCGTTTAGTGCTTTGGGGAGTTCTATGTCTGAGTGCCTGTGGCATATCAGAGGCACATGCTGAGAAGATTTCAACAACTGACATGTACAAGCTCTATGCACATTCAAGAGTGATTGATTACAAGCAATTTCAATGTCTTAATAAGATAATTACAAAAGAATCAAGATGGAGCGTTAGCGCTCGCAATGGCTCACATTATGGACTAGGACAAATGCGCAGTACCTGGTATCGCGACCTTGATGGATACAGGCAGATTGATGCCACAATCAAGTATGCGGTCAAGCGTTATGGCAGCTTATGCAAAGCATGGCACTTTCATACTCAGAGGAATTACTACTAATGAGCTCACTTAAAGACAATGGAAGCACAAGCGCATGGCGCAAGATAAGGGAACGCATCCTCATAAGAGATGGATACACATGCCAATGGTGCGGAGCAGAGGCAAATACTGTTGACCATGTGATTGAACGCAGTCAAGGTGGTTCAGACCATGAAGACAACCTCATTGCTGCATGTAAT